AACTTCACCAACGCCGGAATTTACGATGCTGCTTGGCAGAATAATGCTTTGACAGTGGGGGATGCTCAGGCTAGTACCACCATCACTGCTAAGTGGCCGCCTACGAGCATGAAGTTTGATGGGACGGGGGATTATTTGACGATGCCATTGAACGCTGGCACGACAATTACTTCGGGGAACTTTACGGTAGAGTTTTGGTTATATCCAAGCACGGTTGCAACTGCAACCCAAGCAATTATTGGAACTACGGAAGGTGATACCGCAGGAACAATCAATTGGATGACTTATTTAGTATCTTCTAGTTTATATTTTCAATGCTATAGCAATTCATCTACTTTGATGGTTCAATTTAACCATCAAACCACTTTATCCGCTGGCAATTGGTATTATTGCGCTGTAACAAGAAGCGGGTCTACTTTTACTTTGTACTTAAATGGTGTTGCAAGCACATCTACCCCTACATCTGCGGCAACAATAAATCAGTCTGGAACAACGCTTTATGTTGGAAAATTTGGGGCTTCGTCAACACTTGGCGCACTCAACGGCTACATCCAAGATCTACGCATCACCAAAGGCGTGGCCCGCACCATCACCACGCCAACCGCAGCATTCCCAACGAGGTAAGAGATGGATTTGTTTAGCAAGAATGGCAACTTTCCTGCCGAAGTAACTCAGTTTCGGGTGCGCTTGCCGGATGGTTTGACGCGCACTGACCCAAGTCAATATACGCAGGATGAAGAGGTAATGACGCTATTGGGTTATGTCAAAGCCCCGCCAAAGCCGGAGTTTAATCCGGCATTGCAGATTATTTCTTGGAATGGTGCAGATTGGGTTTTGTCGGATATTGAGCCGGAGCCAATTGTCATTGCAGAACCAATTGTGGTAGAAGTTGCCGACAGTATTATTTAAACCGTACTGGTGCGGCTCACCAGGGAATCTTAGGATTCATTGAATGTCAGAAGAAACCTTATCGGAAGGTATAACCGAGCCGGTGCCCGAGGCCACGGTGGACTCGCCAGCATTAGTGAACGAAACGCCGGTCGAACCAGAACCATCTAAGACTTTCACTCAGGAAGAAATGGATGAACGGGTTCAGAAAAGATTGATTATTGAACGGAGAAAGTGGGAACGCAGTCTAAAGGAATCTGCACCGCCGCCGATTGATTTGCCGCCAGTTGATCAGTTTGAATCGCCCGATGCTTATGCAGAGGCGAAAGTTCTCAAGCTGATGGAACAGCGCGAATTACAAAAGCAGCAAAACCAGATTCTGGAGGCGTATCACAATCGTGAGCAAGAAGCGATGGATAAATACGATGACTTTGAACAAGTCGCGTATAACCCAACGCTCCCAATCACGGGGGTGATGGCGCAAGCGGTCAGAGCCTCTGACATTGGCCCCGAAATAGCCTATTGGCTCGGCTCTAATGTCAAAGAAGCAGATCGCATTGCCCGGCTTGATCCTGTTCTGCAAGCCAAAGAGATCGGGAAAATTGAAGCTAAATTAACTTCAGACCCGCCTGTTAAACGAACCTCATCTGCGCCAGCACCTATTAGACCTGTCACCGCAAGAACCTCAGGCAATCCGAGTTATGACACGACCGACCCTCGGTCTACAAAGGCCATGACTACTTCGGAATGGATTGAGGCCGAGCGGATTAGACAGATTAAGAAGTGGGAAGCGCTTCGGATGTAAAGCTCAAAATCCTATAGTCGGGAAAGTTCTCAGAAAGGCATCTTTTTCTTAACGTAAATCTATGAATGCCCGTAGCTTTAGCCGCTTCCGCAAAGGAACGGTATTCAACCCCAAGTACGCTGCACCCCGTGTTGCGATGATGGGTAAGGCTACGCGCCAATTTGGACGCTTCGCTATGCGCGGCTCGTTCAAAGTACGGACGTTTACGGCCCAGCAACGCAGCCCTTTGTTTCGCTTTGGTTTCCTCGGAAGTAACTTTTCCGATGCGAGCTTGGCGAAGCTTTTGTTTGATTTCGGGCGTGCGAATGTAATGCCCGCTCAACCCAGCGTGGCGATCGGCAAAATGTTCTTTGGCAGTAAGGCATTCAAGATTTTCGGCTCGGTTGTCAGCTTTGTTGCCGTTAATGTGGTGAACGTGTTTGGCCGGGTCAAACGACTCCAGCCAGCATTGAGCCACGGCTCGGTGCATCAAACGCTCTCGACCAAGAGTCAAATATCCGTCTTTTCTATTAGTAGGAATGTACGGAAGAAGCTTTCTGAGAACTTTTCCGCAGCGCGAGACAGCGTAAAGGTGGTCAAAGAATCGGTACTCGATTCCGTCTACGGTTATGCCAATCATGTTGTACCCCAAAAGGTGACTAAGGAATCTTCATTCTAACCTAATTTTGCAAGGAAAGCAAAGTGTCCAATTCTATTTTAACAATTGACATGATCACAAGAAAGGCTCTTGAGATCTTGGAAAACAACCTCGTTCTTACCCGCAACGTGAACCGTCAATACGACGACAGCTTTGCTGTCGAAGGTGCCAAGATCGGTTCAACCCTGCGTATCCGGCTGCCGGACCGCGCTTTGGTGACTGACGGTGCCGCTCTGCAAGTGCAGGACGACAACGAGCAGTTCACCACGCTGACGGTCGCAAGCCAGAAGCACATTGGTGTGAACTTCACGTCGGCCGAGCTTACGATGCAGTTGGACGACTTCGCAGAGCGCGTGCTCAAGCCGCGTATCTCGCAGTTGGCCTCCAGCATTGATGCTGACGTCGCAAATGCGTACAAGAACATTTACGCATCTGTCGGTACGCCAGGCACGACCCCATCGACCTCGCTGGTTCTGCTGCAAGCGCAACAGAAACTTAACGAGGCCGCTGCGGTTATGTCGCCACGCTATGCAACGGTTAACCCCGCTGCAAACGCTGGTTTGGTTGAAGGCATGAAGGGTCTCTTTAACCCAACCGACACCATCGCCAAGCAATTCAAGAATGGCATGATGGGCACTGGCGTGCTGGGCTTTGACGAGATCAATATGTCTCAGTCGATCAAGCAGCACACCACCGGAAGTTGGGGTACAGGCATCACCGTCACCAGCACTGTGACCACGCAGGGTCAATCAACCTTGGGCATTTCGTTCACCGGCTCAAGCAAGACTTGGAACGTGGGTGATGTGTTTACGGTTGCTGGCGTTTATGCTGTTAACCCACAGACCCGTGAATCGACTGGTTCGCTCCAGCAGTTCGTTGTGACTGCCGCCGCTTCGGGTTCGTCCACCGCTACCCTGAGCATTTCGCCTGCGCTTTATACCGCAGACAATGCTTTGGCAACGGTTGATAGTTTCCCGCAGGCAACGGCCACCGTCACGATGGTTGGCTCGTCTGCAACTCAGTACCCGCAAAACCTGATCTATCACAAAGATGCGATCACGTTTGCGACCGCTGACTTGTTGCTGCCGCAGGGTGTGGATATGGCCGCTCGTGCTGTGCACAATGGCATTTCGTTGCGTGTCGTGCGCCAGTACGATATCAACAACGACCGCCTGCCGTGCCGTATTGATGTGCTGTATGGCTTCAGTACGATCCGTCCGCAGATGGCTTGCCGTCTCTGGGGTTAATCATGAGTTATAACACCGGCAACATCGTCAAAATGAGCGTCATTTCGGTGACGCTCTCACCGGCGGCTGTTGCGGCGAATACCTCGGCAGAACAGACATTCACGGTCAACGGGCTTTTGCCTGGTGACCATGTGTCTTGCAACAAACCCACGGCCCAAGCGGGCCTGGGGATTGTTGGCTGCCGGGTTTCGGCTGCAAACACGCTGGCTATTACTTTTGGCAACTTTACCGCATCGTCTATCACCCCGACCGCCGCGCAGGTTTATTCCTTCTTGGTTGCTCGGCCAGATAGTACGTTGACTGACGCAAATCTCCCTTAAAGGAAAATAAATCATGGCTCTCCCTAATGGTGCTGGTGGTTACCAGCTTGGCGACGGTAACCTGAACGAAGTTGTTTTGGGTTATCAGGCCGCACCTCAGTCTGTTACGGCAACTGCAACCTTGACCGCTGCTCAGGTCGCCTCTGGCGTCCTGTTGGTTGGTTCGGGCGCAACCACCGCTCAGACGTACACGCTTCCCACCGGCGCATCGCTAGACGCGCTTGTGAGCAGCGCCAAAGTCAACAGCACCTTTGAACTGGTGCTGGTGAACTTGGGTACGTCCTCGGGTACGGCAGCGCTTGCTGCTGGTACGGGTGTTACCGATGGTGGCAACGCAACTGTTGCTATCAGCGCAACGTCAAGTGGGCGGTTCCTATTCCGTCGCACTGGCGACGCGACTTACGTCGTTTACCGCGTCTAAGTCAATGGGGAGGGGTCAAAAGCCTCTCCCCAACTAATCTATGAATATATACCTACAACACCCAGTTCACGGCAACAAGGTTGCCACAATGGAATTGGAAGCGCAGTTTGATGAAAAACATGGTTGGTCGCGCTATAATCCTAGCGAAGAACAACAAATTCAAAACGAATTGATTGTCAAGCGCGGCAGACCGCGCAAAATCGAAAAGGAAGAATAATGTCCACAACTGCCGGTGACCAAATCAATCGGGCGTTGCGGTTGCTTGGGGTTCTGGCAGAGGGCGAGACTCCTAGCGCATCTGTGTCGCAAGACTCATTGACTGCGCTAAACCAGATGATTGAATCGTGGAACACCGAGCGTTTGTCGGTGTTTAACACGCAGGATCAAACTTACCTTTGGACTCCCGGGCTAATCACCCAGACGCTTGGCCCAACGGGTGACTTTGTGGGCAATCGCCCGATCCTGCTGGATGACTCTACTTATTTCCGCGATCCGACTACCAATGTCAGTTATGGCATTAAGTTTATCAACCAGCAGCAATATGACGGGATTGCGGTAAAAACTGTGACCTCCACTTATCCACAGGTGATGTGGATAAATATGGAATATCCCAATATTACGATGACCATCTATCCAAAGCCAACACGGGTTTTGGAGTGGCACTTTATTTCGGTTGAGGAATTGAGCCAACCGGCAACGCTGGCAACGGCACTGACGTTTCCACCGGGCTATCTGCGGGCGTTTGTTTACAACCTGGCTATGGAGATCGCCCCTGAGTTTGGGGTTGAGCCATCGCCGCAAGTTACGCGCATTGCAATGACCAGCAAGCGCAACATCAAGCGCATCAACAACCCAGATGATGTGATGTCTATGCCGTACTCGCTGGTTGCGACGAGGCAGCGCTTTAACGTGTTTGCCGGTAATTATTGAATTTGGAACTAATTAATGCCTACGATTACCATTTCAGCCCTTCCAGTTGCATCTAGCGGCGGCGGCACAGATGTACTGCCAATTGTGCAGTCCAGCATTACCAAGCAGTTGTCCATCAACAATCTGTTTGCCAACCGCACGCTGACCAACGCATCGTTTACGAATGCAGCGCTTGGAACTCCGGCTAGCGGTACGCTTACCAATTGCACGGGATTGTCGCTGATTGCTGGCGTTACCGGCACATTGCCGGTTGCCAACGGTGGCACCAACGTATCAACGGCACCGACTAATGGGCAATTGCTCATTGGCAACGGCACCGGCTACACATTGGGAACGATCACCGCGGGCACCAACATTACGGTCACCAACACCGCGGGCGGCATCTCGATTGCCGCGACGAGCGTGGCTAATGGGTTGGGGTATGGTCAAACTTGGCAAAATGTGTTTTCCAGCCGTACATCTGGCACCACCTACACCAACAGCACCGACAAGCCGATCATGGTGGCGATCACCACCTATGACGTTAACTCCAATACCACGTTGCTGGTATCTGGGATTCAGGTCGGCGGCACTGGCGGCGTTAACGGCCAGAACAACCAGCTAACGGCCATTGTGCCGGTTGGTGCGACTTATGTAGCCACCGGCGGCATCACCCACTGGGCTGAATTGCGGTGAAAACTCCCATTTTGGGATCGGCCTATGTTGCTCGCAGCATCAACGCTGCGGATAACCGGATGGTCAATCTTTTTCCAGAGATTGTTCCCGAGGGCGGTAAAGAGCCAGCTTTCCTAAACCGAGCGCCAGGCTTGCGCCTGCTGGCTAATGTTGGGCAAGGCCCAATCCGTGGGTTGTGGACATTCAATGGAATTGGGTACGTTGTAAGCGGCACCCAACTGTTTAAGATTGACGCCAACTACAACAAAGCGCTGCTTGGTAACGTAAGTGGTACTGGCCCGGTTAGCATGACCGACAACGGCACCCAGTTGTTCGTGGCTTGCAATGGGCCATCGTACATCTACAACTCGGTCACCACGGCGTTTAGCCAGATCAATGATCCTGACTTTACCGGCGCGGGGCAGGTTGGCTATCTTGACGGCTATTTCGTTTACAACGAGCCAAACAGTCAATTGCTATGGGTGACGAGCCTACTGGATGGCACACAAATTGACCCGTTAGATTTTGCCAGCGCTGATGGCTCGCCAGACGGTGTGGTGGGCATTATTGTTGACCACCGCGAGCTTTGGGTGTTTGGCACCAAGACGGTTGAAGTTTGGTATGACGCCGCGCTTGAGGGTTTTCCCTTCCAGCGGATGCAAGGCGCATTTAACGAGATCGGCTGCGCTGCAACGTATTCAATTGCCAAAATGGACAATGGGTTGTTCTGGCTCGGCGCAGACGCTCGAGGGCAAGGCATTGTTTACCGTTCTACCGGCTACACCGGCCAGCGCATCAGCACCCATGCTATTGAGTATGCCATCGCCCAATACGGCACCATCTCGGATGCCATCGGCTACACATACCAGCAAGAGGGCCACTCCTTTTATGTGCTGACTTTCCCGAGCGGTAACGCTACTTGGGTCTATGACGTTGCCACGCAAGCCTGGCACGAACGCGGTGCGTGGACGATGGGCACCAACTACAACCCGGCGCAGTTTACCCGGCACCGCAGCAATTGCCAGATGTTCTATAACAACGAGGTGATTGTCGGTGACTTTGAAAACGGCAACATCTACGCCTTTGACCTAGATGTTTATTCGGACAATGACGCCGAGCAAAAATGGCTACGCTCGTGGCGGGCGCTGCCTACTGATGCAAACAACCTCAAGCGCACGGCTCATCACACTTTGCAGCTAGATTGCGAGTCTGGTGTTGGTCTGGGTGTTTACCCGGCAGACGTCGAGAACACCCTTGTCAATCAATCTGGGTTTGAGATTACAACGGAAGATGGGTTGTCTTTGGTGACGTTGCCCTATCCCGACTGGGCTGGCTACAACCCGCAGGTCATGCTGCGCTGGTCGGATGATGCTGGGCATACTTGGTCTAATGAGCATTGGTCGCCAATGGGCAAGATCGGCAACTACTCGCAACGGGTGTTCTGGCGTCGCTTGGGCATGACTATGAAGTTGCGCGACCGGGTTTATGAGATTTCCGGCACCGATCCCAATAAGATTGTGATTATGGGTGCGGAATTGATACTCAGTCCGACAAATGCCTGATGAACAATCTCACCTCTATCACGCCGCCGAGGGTTCCGCTAACCGACCCCAAGACTGGTTTAATCTCGCGGGAGTGGTTTCGGTTTTTCTTGAGCCTATTTCAAGCCTCTGGTTCTGGCACGGTGCCAGCCAACCCAACAACGGTGGTATTGACGGGAAGCCCATCGATCTACGTTAATACCAGCACGAACTATGGGGATATAATTATTAGTGGCGGTGGCGTTACTAAGTTAGAATATTCCCGAGACGGCACTAACTTTTACAACACCGGCAGCTATTACGGGATGTTTAGTTTGGCACCAAATGACCAACTACGCATCTCTTATATTGAACCTGCGCCGACAGTGACTTTCATTTCGAGGTAGTAATGGCAAGTTTATCGCCAAACGCCAAGCAACAGTTTTTTGATGCCAATGGCAATCCCTTGGCGGGCGGCAAGGTTTACACCTACGCTGCCGGAACCACTACGCCGATTGTAACCTACACCGATTCAACCGGCGCAACCAATAACACCAATCCAATCATTCTGGACTCGCGGGGCGAGGCCAACATCTGGTTGACGCCTGGCACCAACTATAAGTTTAAGTTGACCGATGCCAGCGAAGTGCAAGTTTGGGTTGTGGATAACATCCTCGGGCCACCTGGCGCTGCTGCCGGTACGGTCACGAGCGTGGCGATTGCCGCTCCTGCATTGTTTACGGTTAGCGGTAGCCCGGTTACCAGTACGGGCACCTTGACGTTGGCCTATTCCGGCACGGCACTGCCGGTGGCAAATGGCGGCACTGGTTTGACCACCACCCCGGCTAACGGTGAGTTGCTAATTGGCAATGGCACTGGCTATACCAAGGCGACCTTGACCGCTGGGTCAAACGTCACAATTACCAACACCTCCGGTGGGATTTCTATTGCTGCGGCTGGAGGTGGAGGCGGCGGGGTGACTTCGGTTACGGCCACTTCGCCTATTGCCTCCAGTGGTGGTGCAACGCCCAATATTACGTTCAGCGTAAGCCCCGGTACTAACGGCAACGTACTGACCAGCAATGGGTCGGCGTGGACGAGTGCTGCGCCTTCTGTGCCAACCACATTGGGCGCTATTGGAACGTATGCGTTAATGGCTGACTATACTGGTTTGGCAGATGATCCAGGAACGACAAATCTTGGAGCAAATTTAAGATATGCCAGCGCAGGTGGAACAACCACAACTGTCACATTACCCCCAGTTGGTTCTGTATGGCAGTGCATGGGATTTACCACCGGCGCTACGAGTGGTGGGAATATGGTTAGTTTGTATTTGCGGATTAGTTGATGAATCAATCTGACTTAATGGCTCAATTAAATGGTCGGTTTGATGCCGATCCTAAAATTGAACACCATTTTTCAGATGGTTTGTACGCCAAAAGATTTTTTGTGCCAAAAGGTTTTGCGGTTGGTCAACATTCGCACAATTACAGTCATTTAAGCATCCTTGCCAAAGGCAAGGTTATAGTCAAAACAGATGAGTACGAAAAAGAATTGATCGCGCCAGAGTGTATTGAAATTGTGGCAAATGTTCATCACACAATTTACGCTTTGGAAGATTGTGAATGGTTTTGTATCCACGCGACTTCTGAAAAAGAAGTAAGCAAGATTGATCAAGTTTTGATCAAAGGGGTTTGATATGCCTATCGGTTGGATGGCAGCGGCAACTGCTGGAAGTGCTTTACTTGGTAGTTTAGCTACCAATAGAGCAGCAAAAACACAAGCGCAATCCGCTCAACAAGGTATTGAAGCGCAGCAACGGATGTACGAACAAACCCGCGCAGATCAAGCACCTTATAGGGAAGCAGGGGGAGAAGCGTTAAATTCTTTGCGCTCGCTAGTAATGGACTATCGTCCATTTACAGCGGAAAAAATGTATGAAGATCCAGGCTACGCTTTTAGATTAAGCGAAGGCCAAAAAATGTTGGATCGTCAAGCAGCGGCAAGAGGTGGTTTAATTTCTGGAAATGCTTTAAGGGCAGCAACAAGATACGGACAAGATTATGCGTCTAATGAGTACACCAACGCTTTTAATCGCTCACTTGCTGAGCGTAATGCTAGATTAGCCCCATTGCAATCCTTGGCAGGCGTGGGCCAAACTGCCACTAACTACGTTGGAAATGCCGATCAGAACATGGGGCAGGCGCAGGCACAAGGTGCCCAAGCAATTGGTTCTGCTAGAGCATCTGGTTATCTTGGTCAATCTAATTTGCTCAATCAAGCGCTGCAAGGTTATGGCAATTATTATTTGCAAGATCAGCGTAATCAGATGTTAGCAAATGCGTACAATCCAACTCAATACATTGAAATGGGTGGGTGATTATGCCTATTGATCCATATATCGCCAGCGGCATCAAACTTCCGCAATTCAATCTGCCAGATTATGGCGCTGATATGGCGCAGATGGCGCAGATTCAAAACGCTCGCAATCAAAATGCGCTGGCTCAGTACCAGCTTGGCGCAGCGCAGCGGGCTGAAGAAGAAAGCCTTGGAATTAAAAATTATTTAACTGAAAACGCTGGAAAAACATCAGCAGAATTGCAATCCGGTTTGTTTAAATTTGGTGCGCCAGGTATTGCTATAGCCAAAGCATTAAATGAGCAGCAAAATGCACAATCAACAAGACAAAAAACGCAACAAGACATTTATAAATTAAAAAGAGAATTTGCAGAACAATCTTTTAGAAATATATCTTTAAATCCTTCTGATGAAAACATTAAGGCTTGGGCGCAAGACGCTGTTATTCAAGACTTTATGACTCAAGAAGAAGCCAATGCCAAAGCTCAATCTTTGTTATCAATGTCTGTGCCTGAGCGTCAGGCATATATGGCATCTCAAGGAGCAAACTCTAAAGAGTTAATTGCTTTGTTTGAATCAAAACCTGTCAAACAAACTAATGGGCAAGAAGAATGGTTTGTTGAGACAAATAAGCGTTTGCCAAATTTTGGACAACGAATAACTGAAACAGTTAAGTTACAAGCAACTCCTGGTGAACAATTGTCTGCTCAAGTTAATCGTGAAGGGCAAGAAGTTACTAAAGAGGGACAACGAATCGTTGCCGCAACCGCAGCCGCAGGCCAAGCAAGCGTTGCCGCAACTGCTGCCGCAAGACTTGCGGCAGATGTTAAAAATTGGGACAGAATGGATTTGTTGGCAAGAGATCAACTTGCCGCACAAATTGAAAATTGGGATAAGTTGGATGCACGAGCAAAAGCAACTTTGCAGGAAAGCGTACGCTCAACCAATTTGCAAGATGCTAGAGCAAGGGCTACTTTGGCTGAAACCATTAGGAATAATAATGTAACTTCTGCCCAAAGAAATAGGCAACTTAGTATTTCAGAGCAAAATGCAGCTCGTGAAAATGACCCAGAATTCCAACGAAAAATTGCTGAAGCAAAAGCTGCTGGTCAAGCCGCTGGAAAAGATGCGGCAACTGCTGCTAGGGTATTGCCTAATGCAATAGCAAGAAGTGAAGAATTGGTTGGTTTGCTTGATCAAATGATTGGCAAACGAGATGCTCAAGGAAAACTTGAAAAAGGCCAAGCACCGTATCAAGGATTTAGGGATGCGGTTGGGTTTGGGTTTGGCACAAGATTTATTCCTGGCACGCCTGCGGCAAACTTTGATGCTTTGTTTAAGCAAACTCAAGGTGGCGCATTTTTGGAAGCGTTTGAAACACTTAAAGGTGGCGGCGCAATTTCTGAGAAAGAAGGCGAAAAAGCAACTGCTGCACGCACGCGCATGAGTTTAGCTCAAAGCGAAGATGAATTTGTAAACGCCGCTCAAGACTACATTAGGGTTTTGAAAAACGGTGTTGCTACAGCAAAAAACAAATTAGGCAATACATCTGCAAAACCTAACGTAATTGATTTTGGGAGCCTTAAATAATGGACGTTCGGCTTCCTGATGGCACTGTCATTCAAAACGTACCCGATGGTATTAGTAAGGCCGAACTGACGGCTAAACTTAAATCTAATGGATATGACATTGCCAAACTGGAAACCGTTGCACAAGAAGTTGCGCCAAAAACCCAGCAACCAGCTTGGGCTAAAGAGTATCCAAATTTGTACGGTGCAGCGCAAACCACCAGGCAAATGTTTGGCCCAACAGTTGAAGCATTGGGCGCTGCTGGCGGTGGGTTGCTTGGCGCCCCTCTTGGCCCGGCAGGGGCAATTGGCGGCGCTGGATTAGGGTATGGCATTTCAAACCGACTGCTGCGCGGCGCTGATGTTATGTTGGGCAATCAGCCGCCAGAAACCGCAGCAAATGCGTTTTTAAACGCTGCTGGCGATGTATTAACTGGTGCCACTTTTGAAGCCGGTGGGCGTGCTGCTGCACCATACATTTCAAATGCTCTTGGCGCTGTTTTTGATATGCGAAAAATTCCTCAGCAACGTGCTGCGGATATGGCTCGGCAAGCGCTTGGGCCAGATTTGCCCGCAGCGTTGCAATTGTTGGGAAATGCTCGCGCAGGCAATACAGCAGGGCAAGCAACCGTAAGCCTTAATTCTCCAACATGGCAAGCATTTGTAGACCGTGCGTTGCAACGCGACCCAAGATTCTTGGCTAACTTAAAAGAATCACAGGGTGAAGCGTCATTAAATGCGTTACGAAATTTGGTTGGCGGCCGTACGCAAACTGAAGCAATAAATGTTCAGCAAGCATCGCGTAACGCTTTAAACGAACAATTGATCCCAATCTTAAAAACAGAACTTAAAGCCGCTAACACTGCTGGCGAAATGTTGCCAGTGCTTCAAGGCCAAGCTGATCGTTTTGCTAATGCTGCGGCGCAAAAAGTTGAAGATGTTCGACGGTTTACTGCTGCTGGCGAACGTGCGCCAATGAATCCTGCTGCGGCTAATTTTTACAACCCTCAATTTATGCCTCGTTTGGCCGCACAAAAAACTTATGTTGGCGGCGATTTGGCAAAAAAAGCTGAAGAAGTTACAACCCAAGCAGCAAACGCATCTTTGAATTTTGGTGAGGCTGGAAGATTTGCACAAGCCGCAGCAGATAGTCTTGCGGCGCATGGTTTGACTCCGCTTAAACCAGATTCAATAATTCGTAGCATTTCTACAAGTTTAAGAAACCCAGAATTTGCTGGTAATAGAGATGTGGCTACGGTGCTTAAACGAGTGGGTGATGATATTCAACAATGGACAAATAGCGGTGGCGTAATAGATGCATTTGCGCTTGATAGTATTCGCAAAAATTCTGTAAACGCAGCAATTCGAGATTTGTACCCACAAGCCAACAACAAAGCACAAAAAGAACTTGCAGCGAAGGTTTTAAGCAGCGTAAACCCTGCAATTGTTGAAGCAATTGAATCTGCTGGAGGCACTGGATATAAATCATATCTAGAAGCCTATGCTTTGGGACGTCAAGCTATTGATCAAAATAAACTTAGCGCAAAAGCGTTGCATTTATTTGAGTCAAATCCAAAACAGTTTGTTGAACTTGTAAAAGGCAACAAACGCGAAGAAGTTGAGCAAATTTTTGGGCCTGGCAGCTACGATATTGCTAAAGAAATGTCTAAACGCAGCATGGCCGTTTTACGCGGTGTTGCTGGTAGAGTAGAGCGCGGCGAAGCTCTTAAATCGCAAGTATCAGAAGGGCAAGATGCACTGAGAGAGCTGTTGCAAGCCAATCAACCTAGCTTTAAATTTCCATCATTTTTTAGCGCTAAAGTTACAGCGACAAATAAAGTTTTAGATGAACTTCAAGATCGCATCGGCAAGAAAACAATGGACATTCTGACTGAAGGATTTAAGTCAGGTAAAAATGGGTTGCAACTGCTTCAAACTTTGCCAGCTAAAGAAAAGTCAGAGTTACTTAAAGTTCTAAGAGCCGGTCCATCTGGGCTAACATCTGGGACAATTAGCGCATTTACCCCCGACATTGAATAATCATGGACACCCAACTCCTCATTGACATCACCCTTGGCACTGTCCTTACGATCATGGGTTGGGTGGCTAAAGAACTCTGGAACACTCTGCGGGAGATGAGCAGAGAGATTCATGAGATTAGGCAAGAGATGCCCGCAAAATATGTGATGCGTAGCGATTACAAGGATGATCTCAACGAGATCAAAAGTATGTTGAACAAGATTTTTGATCAACTTCACGCAAAGGCAGACAAGTAATGGCAACTTATCGTTTTTATTTGGGTGAGGATGATGAGTGGTTTAATTCTGTTTCATATGCACCAACTGGCATTGGGGAGTGGGATGCTAAGATCGGCGTGGTTGATTGCAGCGAGCCAGATGCGCTATTTAATCTTGTCGTTACTTCCAGCGAAAACCCCGGTGTCGAGGCCCAGTATATGGCGCAAGCGTACAACGTGCCGGTCGGCCACTATGTGAAGTTTGACATTCCAACTTATTTTGACATGACAATTATCAGTGTCAGTGTTTCATCTTCAACGGATGATGACTTGCACGGAACCTTGGAGATTTTGCTGTGAAATACCTCATTGAACGCTTTAAAGAGCCATCCTCATGGGCTGGCATTGCGCTGCTGATTAACATCGTTTCCCCGCTGATTGGCATCCCGCCAGGCACGGGTGAGGCGCTGGTGCAGCTTGGCACCGCTGCCGCCGCTTTTGGCGCGGTGTTTTTGCGAGAAAGTGCGTGAGCCTTGTTGCAGAGCAAGCAGAGTTCTTGAAAGACGCTGCCAAGCTAATCAACAAGTGCTTTGAGTTGGGCTTTGTTGTGACCGGCGGCGAGTTGTTTCGCACGCCGGAACAGCAGGCAATTTATATCCAAAAGGGTCTAAGCAAGACCTCTAACTCCATGCACCTCAAACGCTGCGCTTTGGATTTGAACTTCTTCAAAGACGGCGCAATGATTGGGTCGCGTGAGCCATTGATCCCAGTGGGCCAATACTGGGAAAGCCTAAACCCCAAGAATCGTTGGGGCGGCAATTTTAAAAACTTTGTTGATTGTCCACACTTTGAAAGGCAAGTGTAACAATTAGCATTTAGGGTTCGCGTCAAGCGATAAACCCATGCCTGCACCAAAAACCACAGATAAGCAGTTCATTGAACTGTGGGGCCAGTATAAAAGCGCGACCAGACTCGCGGAGGTGCTTGGCGTCACTGTAAGAAACGTTGCGGCCAGACGGCGCAGGTTAGAGCTAAAGCATGGTGTCAAAATGACCGGAAGAGGTGCTTACCAAGCAATCCAGCACAACAAGACTCGGCATCAGCTTGGCGTTCTTGATGGGGTTGTGCTGGTGTTTTCGGATGCCCACTTCTGGCCTGGCATGAGAACCACGGCATTTAAAGGTTTGCTTTGGGCGATTGAACAGTTCAAACCAGCCGCGGTGATATGCAACGGCGACGCCTTTGACGGGGCTTCAATCAGTCGCCATAGCAGGATTTCTTGGCAGCAGACCCCAACGGTCCAAGACGAACTACACGCCTGCCAAGAAGCGCTCAAAGAGATTGAAGAAGCGGCCAAGCAAGCCTATTACCCGGTGCAGCTAATCTGGCCTTTGGGCAACCACGATAGCCGCTTGGAAAGCCGCTTGTCCCAAGTTGCGCCTGAGTTTGAGGGCGTTGCAGGGTTTACCCTCAAAGATCACTTCCCCGCCTGGCACCCATGCTGGTCTTGCTGGATTGGCGATTCGGTCGCCATAAAGCACCGCTGGAAGTCTGGGGTACACGCAACCCATAACAACACCGTAAACGCCGGTACATCCGTTGTCACTGGGCATTTGCATAGTCTGAAAGTAACGCCATTTGACGATTATCGCGGCACCCGTTGGGGCGTGGATACGGGCACACTAGCAGACACAAATGGCCCGCAGTTTGTAGATTATATGGAAGATGCGCCAGCGAACTGGCGCTCTGGGTTTGCGGTGCTCACCATAAAAGATGGTGAGTTGCTATGGCCCGAGGTTGTTCGGAAGCACAGCGAAAATACGCTGGACTTCCGAGGACAACTCATTGATGTATCGTCTTATTAAGCTCTCGATACGCTGCGATTGCCGCTTTGATATCGGCGTTTAGCGCTTCAACTTCCTCTTGCAAAAACTTCATGCGTTGCACCGCTTCGGTGGCAAATTGCACCAAATTCTCGTGCCGCCAGGTATTAAAGTCAGTCATGGGTTGGCTTCCAAATATTGATCCCAAAGGGTTTTGAGAAGTTCAATTGTGGTGAATACGTTGTCGCAAGTGCGGCAAACGTGCTTTCGCTCAGTCCAGTAAAAACCCAACTCGTGGTCGCGCCACTTTCGGGTGTCGACAATTTTAGTCTTTCCAGAGCATTTGGCGCAGCGCATTAGTCCCTCGCTGGGCACTCGCGCCCTTGGTTGCAGTCACCGTTACACGGCGGGCAGCTATTGCGTCTGGCGGCGTCCCAGCCCGAGTTAAAGGCGTCGTACATGGCCCATTCCATTGGATGGGCGGTGCCAGCAACCATATGTTTGCCTCGGGTCTCGTACCACCACTTTGACCATGCCTGGCCTTTGCTTAGGGGTGGCATCTCTTCAACTGAATAATTTTTCATGTGTTTTTCTCTCGAAGCATTGACTCGGTACTGGCGGCAGCTTGCATCTTTGTCAAGCAACTTGCATTGATTGCCACATAATCTTCTTCAGTTAGCCCAACCCACGGGCGCTGTGGTGGGGTGGTGTAGAGAGGCAAAGCCTGTTGCCTTTCTTGAATATCAGTAGGGTTGTCAGTTACATAAACAGATTGCCCGTCTTGCGTGTAAACCATCCAAGCCACCGGCTCCTGCTCATCTTTTTCTTTTTCCCAACCTTTGGGTCGTCGCGTAAACCCTGCCTCGCGCAACTTCTGTGAACGTGTTTTCTTTGCAACCATTGCGTTGTACGCATCTTTCAGAAGATTACCTGTCACCGGCTCTGGCTGCGCCAGCCTATCGCGTAGGGCGTTTGCTATTGCTTTAGGGTCGTAGTCGTTTGACCCACCAAACCCGCACTCAAAATTAATAACGTCCAGCGCTTGTTGCATCAGTTCGCGGTCAGTCATTTCTCTCCCCTTGCTCGGATGGCGTCCGACACCATTTGCCGCACAGACCAATCAGCACCTTTATTGATTAAAGCCTTCCATGCACGCTCTGATGCGGCCTCACGCTCCTGCGCAGCAACAAGGTCGGCAAAGCGTTCAAGGTCTGTGTCTTGAATTTCCCAAATGTCCCATTTTTCTGGGCTATATGAAGGATTGGCTCCAGCCTCCCGCGCCATCCTAATTATTTCTTCTCTATTCATTCCAACCCCCCGTTCATCGTCCAGTCCTTAGCCTTCTCTGCCATGAACAGTCCCTCGGCCCGGGTCATCTTGGATGAACGAACGACTAGATGGCCGTCCTCATCGTAGCCAAGCACCAACACATCGGTCAGCCGGCCCTCACGACACATATCCAGCGCAGACAGCAGCGCCTGCTCCGGGGTGTAGTTCACGCTGGCAGGCAGCGAGATTACGTTTGGATTGTTCATTCCTTCCCCCTTGCGCGGATAGCGGCGGCGCAATCATAAGCATGAGTATCGGTATCCCTGTCGCCAACTTCATCGCACACTTTGGCGCACTCCTCCCGTTCATGTGCGGCAACAAGGGCGGCGAAGTGAAGAACAGATTCCAATGGTTTTTCGTCAGGCCCGTAAGCTAGTTCAGCTTTCCGCGCCATGCGGATAATGTCGTCTTGTGTCATCTCTTTCCTTTAAAACAATGCGTCCGGATAATTAGCCGGATTGAACTTGGGTTTGCGTTTAATCTTCTGGACAATGTGCGGGTATGGTGGCTTCTCCCACACCCACCGCACAACTTGGCCCTCGTCATCAAGGATTCCGTATTTCATTGCATTCCCCTTGCGAAAATGGCGGCGGCAAGCGATTCAGCGTCTTGTAGCGTAGGGAACATATAAGCGTTGTCCGTCACCATTTTCGCGCACGCTTTGCGCTCTCTTTCTTTCGCTTGCCAATTTAGTTCTTTAATCAAGTCCTGAATGGTGTCTCCATGCCCTGTTGCATACCCGCGATGAATCATCCAATCAGCTACTTTTTCCCGCTCATTCGCGGCGACAAGGGCGGCAAAACGCTCAAATCCTTCAAGCCCAACTATCTCGGACACACCTTCTGCAAACCCAGCCTCCCGCGCCATGCGGATGATGTCGTCTTTAGTCATTCTTTTTCCCCTTTCGGCACCCACCCATACTTACGCCAAATCCTCGTCACATCGGTGGCTGCGGCAGGCACATAGACAAAGCGCGGATCACCCAGACGGATCGTCGGGATGGCGCGGGAATGATATGGAATCGTTAGCATCCTAGTCTCCTTAAAATGACTGAATAATCGGGTTCAACCCGTTCTTTTTTTGTGCGAACTCGTGCTTTCTTGACCGGCCTGTTGGAGATCGGGTCGCGCTCCAGCTTGGGGTAGGTAGGCAAGTCTTCCGGCTGGCCCGGTATACGGTAAGCCCACACTACCCGGCTACTATTGGGTTCTGGGGTAACCTGACGGCGCACCAGCGTGCCGTTCAAAAACAACTTGCGAACCTCATTTTCATGGGCGCCGCAGTTGCTACGCAGCATGGGGTACGTCGCCTCGCCATACTCGGCAATGTACTCAAGAGTTTTTAATTTCATTCATGGCCTCTTGACGTAGTTTTTTGACGATAGAAAATGGCCTGCGACCCTCAACCGCGCCATCTGCCATTTTGATAAAGATGGTGCCGGGATAGGCGCAGCGCCCTTCCCAGATCATCTTGTCTTGGTATGACTTGGTGCAATCCTCGCACCAATCGTGGCCCGGCGTCGGGTGCTGCGATCTGGCCGCAGCAACCCACAATTTGAACTGTTCCCGACTGTCAAAACACGCCGGGATTTCCTCTTTTTTTCTTAACATGGCAATCCTTCAAGTTGTTTGATTGCGTCATCGCACCCTTTGGCTACGATGACTGTATGCCCACATCCTTTTAGATATTCAATCCAATCTTTTTGTTCTTTCGATAACACCCCTCCTGTCTTACGTTTCATCTCAATCCACGTTAGCGTGGCCGGTATAAAGAGATCAGGCACCCCGGCACTTACACCCTCAACCTTCAGTTTCATCGCCACAGACGCCGATCTAGCGCCGCCGTTGGGGATGGCGAAGATACGCACGCCGGTGTAAGTTTGACGGAACCATTTCACAAAGTTGCGTTGCTCTTCATGTTCGGTCATCGCCACACCCTCTTAATCACTCGGTTAAATTTTCCATCGCGCTTGATCTGAATGCTAGTTGGGGGAAACCCTTTGTTCATTTGAATCACGATGTAGTCAAGCGCATTTACTGGGGCGAGTGTCGTCACGTTAGCCAGGCTAACTTGATTTTGTTGGGCGATCTTGTATATCTGCCCAATGGCCTTTTCGCCTGCGTATCCTTCGTGCAGCACCGGGAAATATTCGGTGACGGGTTCATCAGATAGTGCTCCGTAGTACGTGCAGGAGATCATCAGCTTGCCGCTGTTTTTCCCAATGTGACTGCGCCAACTCCATTTTTTGACGCTCATCTCGCGCCCCTTTTCGCCCATGATGTCAATGTCGCGCAACTCTAACTTCTTGGGTATTGGCGCGGGGAACTGAAACCCGCAAGATGGGCACTCACGCACCGACAGATGGCAAATCTCGTGGCATTCAGGGCATGGTTTGCTAGGGGCAACGCCAGACCCCTCGCCCGGTTTTTTCGGCGGCTGCACCGCAGTGATGGGACCATGCGCCTCAACCACCCCGGCAAAATCAAGCACCATGCAGTGATCGGTATGATCCTTGGGGCGCATTCCTCGACCCGCCATTTGTACGTACAAGCCCGGTGACATTGTGGGTCGCAGCATGGCAATCAGGTCAATGTTGGGATAGTCAAACCCAGTTGTCAGGACATTGGCGTTGGTCAGTGCCCGAATTTTGCCTGCCTTGTAGTCGGCAATGATCTGCTGGCGCTCGGCTTTTGGCGTCTCGCCCAAGATGCACTCTGCGGTAATACCCTCGCCTCGCAATACGTCACGGATGGCGATAGCATGATCAACCCCGGCGCAGAAGAATAGCCACGCCTTGCGATCCTCAGCCCAAGCAATGACCTCGCGCACCACGCGCAGGTTTTGGCTCTTGCTGTTAACGGCTTTTTGCAACTGGCTTTCAATGTACTCGCCACCTTTTTTGCCAACGCCATTAACGTCCAGTTTGAACTGGGTTACTTTGGATTTGAGCGGGGCAAGGTGCTTTTTGAACACCAGTTCCTCAATCGTGACCGGCTCAATCAGCGCGGTGAACAGGGCTGGCTCTTCAATAATCAGGCCATGCCCGAGACGATAAGGCGTGGCCGTTAGCCCTATGACCCGCAGGTATGGGTTGATTCTTTTGAGATCATCTAAAAGCCAACGATACCCACCTTGTAGTCTATGGGATACGGTGTGGCACTCGTCTATTAAAACGATATCAATGTAACCAATTTTGTGGGACAAACCACGCACTGATTGAATACTGGCAAACGTAATTTGATCCAGCGTCCTGATGCCCATCCCAGCGCTGTAAATGCCCAGCGGGGCGTCGGGCCAGTGCTGGCGCATCTTTTCCGCGTTTTGCTCAATCAGTTCCTTAACGTGCGTGAGCATTAAGATGCGTGTTTCGGGCCAGGTAGTCACCGCGTGTTTGCAGATCGCGGCAATAATGTGACTTTTGCCGCTGCCAGTTGGCAGAACTAGGCATGGGTTGCCTGACTCATATGCCTCAAACCAGCGGTAAAGATCGTCAATGGCGCGTTGTTGGTAGTCACGCAATATCATCCAACAATACTCCCATCAAACTTAGCCCGAATCCCCATCACCTCGGCACTCGGATCGGCACAGAACTCAGGGTTTGCAAGGATTTCTTTTGACGCAAACGTAAATTCATCGGGGTAACCGTTGCGTACTTGGTTGCCTTTGATGATGTAGATCGTTTTCCACTCGTCGCCGCAATCCTCGCGCTGCCACGGCACCATATCCGGGTGCAGCACATGAGAGGCGCATCCTTCGCGCTGCCATTCGGTTGGAATTTCGTTGCCGCCGTGCCGCTCGCAAACCCAAGTGCTGTCCTCGGTCGCTGTGCTATGAGCGCAAGTGCGGCAGTTGACGTGCTCGGTGGTCTGAGTCTTGTGGCAGAACGTATGAGCGGGGCAAAACTTGCACTGATACCAAGTCGGGTCCGTGCTCAGTGGCGGCGGCATCCGGTCTGACAATGCAATCCGCTTACCTCGATTGATTGCATTTTTAGCGACGCCTTCATCGTACTCAACCCGCTCGGTGTAGATACGGTCATCATCCTTGCAGACGGCCAAATACAAAGCCCGGTCAATCTTGGTGCCGTGCATATAGGTTTGCATCTGCACAAAGTGCTCAAACTTGGCCTTTTCAACGCCCTTTTTCTCCAACTCATCAAATGATTTCTTGGAGTGCGTTTTAAATTCGGCAACGTGCTTCTTGGCTGGAGCCTCAGGCACGCCACCGTCAATGATTGCATCAAGCGAGCCACCAACGTGCGAGCCAAAGTCCACGCGCATCTGGGTTGAGAGATCGCGCACGTTCAGCCCAATTGCCTTCAGATCGGCAATGATTGTGGCTTCCTCGTTCTGGCCGCGCCGGAACAAGCGCAGGATTCGGCCAGGAAACTGCTGTTGCACCGCCCAGCGAAACGACAACCAAAGCCAACGGTCGCATGGGTGCCCAAGCATAGACGCGCCCAAATGTTCACGGGTTAGCGAGACCCGTGATTCGTGCGCTTTGTCAATCATGTTGGCAATGCTATGATTCGGACCTGGAATCTTCATGTTTGTTGCTCCTCTCCTGATTTAAGTCCCGCTGCCTCCAGCGGGATTTTTTTTGCCTGTAGTTAGCTTATTTTTTGGCTAACCAAGGCGGCGCAGTCTTGGCATTTGACGCCGGTGGCTTAGCCTTTGGAGCCGGGGCCATTCCCGCGGCAAGCGCTTTCCAGCCCTTGACCTCGTTGCTATTGCCGTACTGCTCAGACTCGCGCACATCAACCTTGATCTGCATGGTGGCGCCCAGCAGTTGATCGGTGTCGGTGACGACAGACAAGCCAATGGCCCTCATGATCTCGCCCAACTGCTGCCGACCGATCTTCTCGGCGGCGGGGTTGGCGTTCTCCACGTTCAAATTGCCAAAGATCACGCGCCCCGAGTGCGTCGGGCCTTGGATGTCATAGCGGATCTTGATGTAGCTGCCCGTCCCGCTCTTGGTCTGCTTGACCTCGGAGTCGGTAATTTGGGCAACGTACCACCCGGCAGGCACCACCTCATAGTTACGGTCCGAAGTGGGAAGGGTTTCAATAGAGAAAGTTTCTTTAAGCAGCATGAATATCTCTCATGGTGATGGTAAAACTAGGGCGTCCAGCCTCGCTGGTGATTGCGTCAAGCAGTGGTCTTGTGATTTCTTGATCTGACTCCTTCCAGATTTTCATGTTGAGCTCGGCTTTCCACCTAAACAAGGTGGACAAGTGATCGCTTAAACCGTACTCAGTTGCCAGGTCAATCAGCTTGTCAGCGTTGACCTTGCGGTTGATGCGGCCCTCAATCTTGATTGCGTAGGGGCTGTTGATGGGCACCACGTTCTCGGTGCCCTCAAAGTTCTTGGGAAAGTTAACTGCTTTGCAGATAACATCCTCTAGTTTTCTACGGTTTTCGGCGGCAATTTTCTCAGTCTCCTTGTACATCAACCAGCGCTTGGCTAGTTCGTTAAGGTCGTCGCGGATTAGTGATGACACCTCAACCCCCAATCTTTTTGATAATCATGCCAAGATCGGCATCCTCCCAAACCTCTAACTTGCCTGAACGATCCTTGGCAAGCCACAACCCATCGGAATCGCACATCAGTGCGCGGCGCGTGTTGCC